TTGAAATTCAGTCATCATTCCTCCTTAAAGAATTTCTCTGGCACTCGTTGATAAGTACGTCCATTCCATGCAACGTCAGCCATATTGCTCCATGCTGCTCCTGTATTGCTCGTCTTCTTCTGCTGCGAACCAGCCGTTGTCCCATGCAGCCCATTCTTCATGTGCGCAGTATGCTCCGTTGTACGGGTTGGCATTTAAGTCCTTTCCTTCGATGTATGCGTTGTATCCGAGAATCCAGATATCGAAATTGCGTTCCATGTGGTTTCCTTTGTTAGTGTACGTGCAACCAACTTCCTTCATATGACTTCTTCCCTTCGCCAGCAAGCGGGATATCCATCTTAAGATGCTCACCAGCTTTAACAATTGCCTTTACACTCATTTCAACAATCTCACCTTGTACCCCATCTTCAACTTCCCATGAGTATTCGTCGTGTACCATAGATACCCGCTTAACCACCTTACCCTTATAGCAGTAGTACGGCCTCCCCTTTTCATCTAAGTGTAAGTCGCCAAGCCAAGCATCCATGAAGCAAGCAGCGTAAGACATGGCAATTGCACCTCCACCCTGACCAATGCAACTAAGAAGAACATTCTTCCCTCGCACAGAAACAAGACGCCCATCAACAGCAGGGATATGCTTGTTCTTGCCAGTAGTGCTGTAGTAATTCTCTACTGCTTCCTTGAGCTTACCAAGTCCTTCGTTCATCTTCCAGTAGTTTGCATAAGCAACCTCCCCTTCTTTCTTGCTGAGGCCAAGGCTTGACGCGAGCTTACCTGCACCACCACCGAACGCCAGAAGGTATGCACCTGTTTTGGCCTTGTTCCTCCACGGTTTGAAGTCTGTAATCTCCTTAAGCTCAACGTTGTTAATATCGAAAATCTTGTGGAGATGTGGGTAGAATGCGAAGGCGTTGAAGCTATGTGGATCACCCTCCAACTGCATCTTAGCAAACTTACCACCGTCATATTTGGCAGTGCGCCCTGCAAGCACGCGATTCTCAAGTGCTGCCGCGTCTGTTCCGCAGTACCAGAACCCCTTGTCAACTTCAAACAAGTCGCGCATCTCATTACCAAGCAAAACCTTTGGGTCAGCTTTAGGTACGTTACAAACTGTGCGGTGACGAACCCTACTTGTAGGTGCGTAACCGGAAATCTCTGCACTCAAGCGTCCATCAAACTCAAGACGCCAGTTATCGAGCCAACCTTTTACGATACCAAGACGGTTACGATACGAAAGAAACTTCACAACCTTACTAGGAATCTCACCATCCAGTTTTGATAGATTTGGGCAGATTTGACCAGCATTCTGAATCTTTGGGGTCGTCTTGATAAACTTACCCTTCTCGTCCCTCTCTGGCTTCCCGTCAGGTCCACGCTTGAAATTCCAGAAGTCCTCGTGAGGAATCCACCCAGCATCTAAAAAATACTGCTTTAGTTCTACGTTGTCTTCAATCTCCATTGGAAGCTTAACGTCAAGAACCTCATTCGCCACCAACTTTTGCTTAAGTCCGTAAGCGTGAACGAAACCTTCCTCGTCCAAAGTTGCGTTGTGCTTCTCAAGCCATTTAAGTAGTGCAGCAGACCTCTCCCCTGATTTCGAATAGGGCTTACTCGGCATCTTATAGAAGGCTTTTTCAGCGGTCTTAAGGGGTCGTGGGGGAAGTTCAGGGTCAACGACAGCCTTAATTTCAGCCATTTTCTCTTCGATGTGCTTGACCAGAGCTTCAGCTTTTGGGATTGAAAACTTAACTCCCGTGTACGCCTGCGCCGAATACAGCCAATAATCCTTCTGCATCTGTCGAAAGCTCGGATGAATCCAATTGTCCTTTCCGTACATCTCAATAGCCTTGGCCCACAGACGCTTGAAAACACCCGCCAGAGCTTTAACATCATCATCACAGTACTCCTCCATCAGAGGATGCCATTGCTTAAACTCAGCCCCTTTTGGTGCGTCCTTCGGCAGTGCCCCAGCCTCAATGAGCTTAGCCCGGAAGTCCATCTTCTCGTCCTCACTACCTGTTGCCAGATATTCTAGTGAGTGCTGAGGCGAGTCGGGCGATAAATACATACTGAGCACGTAAGTGTCCACAAACTGCACATGCTTCCCCCCAAGCCAATCTTTACCACCTTTACCGACCCTAGGCTTCAGATCGTACAGTTTCCACCAAGTCCAAAAGTCAAATCCCAAACCGTTATGAAAAACTACTAGAGCGCCATCAGGGAAACTCTCAATCCATTCTATCAGTTCAGCCCTAACCTCCTCTTTGGACATACGGAATGGGTAAAGTTTAGTGGTGCGAGAACCGTCAAGACTGGTGAGACGGACGTACCAAGTTTTAGTGCATTTTAAATAAAGCTCGTCAGTTTCCACATCACCATACCAGCCAATCACTTCAGTTCCCACATCCCCTCCCTTCAAATAATCTCTGAAAGCTTCTTACCAATATCCCGCAACAAACCCTCTGCTACAGCCTCTTTAGCATCCTCATCATTTGCTCGCCAAGCTTCATCAATAATTTCCTTGTTGTGGAACTCGAACTTGTGAATGTAGTAGTAGCAGTCGCCATACTCCTCACCAACGTACTTCAAACCAAGTGCCTCTGCAACATCCCAAGCTGAAATTTTAATGTTTGCCATGCTTCCTCCTATTCACTCATAATATGAAGCCACCAACACTCTCCGCTTCAGCCGCTTCTTCAACGCAGATTGCAGTTCATGCATCTTCTTAAGCTTGTTTTCAAACTTAAGGATGTACGGACTATATAATTTCGCATGCTCCAGCTCGCCCTCTTCATAGCACATTCGGCGATAAAACTTCAATTTTGCAAGCTCTTCAGACAGCCCTTGAATCACTTGAGCGTTGATGCGCAATTGGCGCTGGATAAGACTGCTAGTTTGCATTCTTAATATCCTCCTCAGTAACTACATATTCCCGTACATTCTTAATCCAATAGAACGAAGGCTTGCAATGCTTCTCAATCCAGCCTTTGAGCATGTTATTCAATTCTTCAAGAGCTTCCTTTCCCACATTAGGGTAATCTTCTGCACATTCCCCAAAGTTGTCCCAAGTTCGTTCTGATATCATCTCAACAACATCATCAGCATCTACTAGGTGAAGACTGTCCTTATACGCATCCACTTTATCTCCTACATACACACTGCTGCCGTAAGAAATATCATCGCCATAATTGTCCAGCAATTCTCCGAGACTATCGTAAGCGAAGTATTCCCCGTCATGGCTCCACACTTGTTCTTGCATCATTGTTGCCCCTCCACAGCCTTCTTAAGCCAATTCTCAAACTCTGTGCTGCAATTCGCGGCCCGAGAGTAATACGAATACTTTTCCCGTTCTTTAAAGCGGCGCGCGATCATCTCCTCCAACTCCTCCAAAGAACAATGTTCCACATCCCACTGACCTTCTAGTCCATAGCAGGAGCAATGACCACCATGCACTTCAAAGAATTTCTTTTCTTGTTTATCATACCCGAGGACGTAAGCGTCTCCTGAGTAGTCCTCGTATGTATAATCGCCATAAAGCAGAACAAAGCGTTTATCAAGAGCCTTGCGGCGTGCTGCAATTTCTTCTTCAGACGGACCGTCGCCACTCCAATAGTATTTGCCCACACCTTCCACTTCAAAACTTGCCCACACATCAAAGTTGACATCTGGCGTTGCTGCTAGAAGGGCTTTCTTAGTAAGTTTCATTTCTCCACCCATTCTTGTCGTACACTCAGTTCAGCCAACTCGTTCACCCATTCATGAGGAATCAACCATCCAGCCTCAACATATCGCAACATTTCTTCCAGCAGGTCTTGCATACGCTCTTTGTCGTGAATGCGTCGTGGTTTCAGACCGAAAAAGGGGCTACGCTGTTTGACGGGAGGCGTCTCAGGCTGTTTGAAATAATCTTCTGGCTTCATAAAGGTTCCTTGTGGAGTGAGAATGTATTCCTCCGAGTCATCGTGCTTAAATCCTTCTTCCACATCCTGCTCATTAAGACTAAAACGTACAATGCACCCGTCACCGTATGTTTTAATTCCATAACAATCATCCAAGAATTTGTACTCGGACGAATCTGGCACCATTTCGTGCCAGAAGTAGTCAAGTTTATACAGCGCCTCTTGGACTTTCTGTGCAGTGGCAGGGTCTGTGGTGCGGATTTTCATGTTCTTAAAATCGTTCATCATTCCTCCATAAGATTGTTACTGTATTTTACTTGGCAGGTTGTTGTGTGTCAAGGGGTTAGTGTCAACATTGTTGAATAGCCACTCGTCTACAAAGTCTACTACATCTTGGTACAGTTCTGGGTAGGTAGCTTCGGTCATAAAACCCTCAACCTCTTGCGAAAACCTAGGAAAAGTGGCTTTTATGGCTTTCTCCACCTCCCATGCTTGCCGACCTGTCATCTGGAAAATCTCCGTCTTACCCAATCTAAAGCCAGCCCTCCTAAGATTTCTATCGTGATCCGTCAAGCGCCTGTCCGGTGCATTTGAAATCCCGTACCCTGTAAAACCGTGCCTGCCTTCTACGAGCAAGATGTACAAGTGCCCATCTTTGTTTGTATCAAACCCACCCTTAGCACAACTGGGACACCCACTGCAATTGTAGAGGAAAGCGTCAGCCCGAGCCAGCCAGTTGCCATGCTCCTCGCAGTGCATCACGCATCTGCTGTCAAAACCTGAATACTCCCCATCCCAATCTACAAACTTGTACTTCAAGCCTCGTTCTGCAATCGTCTTTGTTATTAGATGTTGCCTTTGTTCGGGCGTCCATCTAAAGTGTGGTCCACACCGACACGATTTTGCCCCTCGCTTTAATGACTCTACGTGCTGCTCAAAAACTCCTGTGCAAACGCCTGCCTTCACAAAATCATCATTGCTGCACACGGAGCATGTAACATTCCAATAATTTCTTTTCTTTCCAGACCCTCGTAGACTTCTAGAGAAGGTAGTCCCTTCAGGGTACAACCCGGCCTCTAAAAACATAATAATCATGTCGTCATCAGATTTTCTGTAGCGATCCCCAGTAACCTTTGCTGCACAACTTGGACAGCCAACATCCAACAAAAAGTTTGTTACAGTGGTTGAAGCCCAGCAAAACTGACAAGTCTGACACTCCAACTTCAGCTTAGTGGCAACCCCTTTGTATTCCTCTGCGTACCCTATAAGTCTATACCCTTTGTCTTCTGCTGATCTTTGGACCTTCACCAACGTCTGTTTTTCTGTCAACCTTGCAAACTTAGAACATCCGCAAGGTTCAATGTTACGATCAATTATCGATTTTGGAGTTAGATAAATTCCATCACCGAACATTTCAGGGTCTTCACTACAAGTGTGGCACTTCACTTTGTAAATCCGATCTTTCTTACCCCGGCGGTAGCCATCAAATGCTAGTATTTCTAACTGACCGTCCTTGCCATAACGTTTTCCTATAAATTTTGTATCATCAAATGGAGGACTCAAATTTCCTCCATCTCTTTAAGAATTTTACGCTGCTTCGCAAGGAGGCGTGCCTTCTTGATCTTTGCAACAATCTCTGCATTATCTTTTTTCTTATAATACATTATTTGTTGCGTAATCGCGGCTACAGTGCTGGCGGCTACGTGGTCTGCAAGCTCTTCTACTGTGCAGGTTTTGTAATTCATAAATTCTCCTCGGTTAAAAGGAGATTATAACATATTTATTGATTCTTGTCAAGTTTTAAGACTAAAACGTAGGAGCTTCGTTATCTACAAGAACAACTTCCCCGGTTTCATCGTCAATATAGAATTCATCGCAGATGCCCAAATAGCCATGTGCCCGGTTTTTCATAACAGTTAGCCTCACATTACCACGGCTCTTGTCAGGGCGAATTTGAGGCTCAAGTCCAAGCACAGTCCAAGCAAGCTGCTCAAGACAAGAAGAACTGCGAAGTGCCTCCTTAGTAATAGGAACCCAAAAAGGTTCTGATTCCTTACCTTTGGGCGGTTTGAAGCCTTCTGCGATAGAGCGGTTAAGATGCGACACGAGAATTACACAAACATCACTAGCAGCGCAGAATGCCGCTAACTTGGTCATCACCATATCCAGTTCACGGCGCTCATCTGTAATTCCTGCATCCCCAAGAATCATGCCGATGTGATCCAGCAGTAGGTACTTGACTTTGTTGGCGTGAACAAAACTCTTAATTTTGTTCATGAGTGTGTCAAGTGGCATAGAGCCGAAATGGTCGAGCAAAAACACTTCTCGCTCTTTCGTCACCCAGTTATATGCATCTTGAATCTCTTCTTGGGAGGCGCAGGCCAGCGGGTTCTCTTTGAAACGGTTGTAGTTCACCTTCAGCCTCATTGACATAAGCCGTTGGATAGACTCTTTAGCTGTTTCTTCCAACATCATCATTCCGATTCGTTCGCCAGCTTCAAGGAATCTATACATAAAATGGCTTGTGACGAGGCTTTTTCCAACATTCGAAGGCGCAGTGAATACAACAAGCTCCCTTGGTCGGAAGCCGTGTAGTTTGTGATCTAGCTTAGGGAAAACTCCGGTATATACGCCCTCTACTCGTGGTGCCAGAATTTCGTCTAGTTCAATACTACTTGCCGTAATGATCTTCTCAGCAGTGTAAGGCTTTTTACCAAACTGCACCAGTTTTGCCAACTCATCCGATTTTCCGGCTTGGAGCATGTCGGACGCATCTTTGAATCCGTCTGGATAATCAACCACTGTCAATTCCATATCGGACAGCACAGCGGCTACATCCTCTCGTGCCTCAAGTCCGCGCTTAATTTTCTTAAGACGCTCTACAGGTGTAGCACAATCTGAATCAAATGCGATACAGCAGGCTTCAAATGATCGAATAAACGCCTCATTGTGAATTGTGGCTTCTTGTGCGTTAGCTGTGCCCATTGGGACACTGACGACGAACGGCTCCAAGTCTTCAAACTTAGTCCCTTTAACTTGGTCCCGCATGGCTTGGTAGAGACTTAAACAGTCCAATTCACCTTCCACATAAGTTAGTGAAGACCTTTTACGTTTAATTCCTTCTGCAACATCTTGACCAAACAATTTATTTGTGATCTGGACTGATGCCACAACACTCCAATGACCCTTCTCCCCCTTGCTTTTACTAAGGTCCATCTTTTTGAAGCCGCGAACGACTCCTTTTTGGTCGTATGATGGGAAGTACAGAGCTTCAAGCGTGCGCCCGTCACGCTCAGATACAGCACCCCTAACACCGAATTTTTCGCACGTTTCTTTACGAATCTTCCGGTCTGGAATATCCACAAACGGAAGTTCCAACACATCCTTCAAAGTTTCTTTCGGCACGAATTCAGTCATTTGTTTTGTCTGTCCTTTCCAATAACCCATCAACCCTCCCCACACCACTCCAACACAGACTCGATCATATTAGCCTCAAATTTATCGAGCCATCGGATTACAACACCAGACCGAGTCAGGCACCAAACTTCAACATTAGAGTATCCATACTGACGCTTCTCGTAACGTGCGTTATTATCGCCTTTAATCGGAATCTTCATTCGTCCCGTCCACAATTTTAGCTTCATGGCATAGCGCAGCAAGAAGCTCCAACACTTCCTGTGCAATATTTTCAGCGCCATAGCTGCAATCGAAATAAGCAAGCTCGTCAACGGAAAAACATCCACGCAACTGCTTTTCCTGAGTAACTAACACAGCACCTTTGTGTTTGCGAATTTTAATCATACACTCTCCAAAATCTTCCTATCAATTTCCTCAATCCTTTGCCGTGCCTCTCGCATAGCCTTTCGGTATGTGCTAAACAGCTTCTCCTTCCAAAACTTCTTCCCACACATATAAGGACCACTTTCTGTGCTGTAGTATACAGTGGTGTCGGTAACCTTCGTCACAAAGCATGTATAAACTGCTGCAACATGCCTGTCATCGTACCCTTCAATCTTTCCCGGCTCGTACACAACTGTCTTGTATTTAGTGTGCCCTTGCTTTACTTTGCTCATTCGTCCTCCTTAACTTCGTCCCACTTACCGTCACAGTGATAGTCGATACAGTCAAGCGCTTGTTCTACGCTAATGTATTCTTCAGGCGAGCAGTAATCTTCATCGTTACCAAAAGTCGCATAGAAAAACCTGCCTTTAGAATACACGCTGTTCCCGCTTGCTAGAATCTTTCGGGCGTCATCTCTTGTCATAATATCTCCTTCAGAAACACAAATATGCAGCCTTCACCTTGTCTTGCAGCTTATTCAGCTTCCGCAGCAAGTCCTTGTATGTTTCATAAAGCTGCGCATAATCCTCATACAGAACAAACTCGCCAGAAACACTTTCCACGGCTGCAACGGGAACGCTGTCAGGTGCATCGAAATCAAATCGCTTTACAGTCATTTCAATACCCATTAATGTCAATTAATACCCATTCGGAAACCACTGCTTATACGTCCACTTGCGCAAATCCCAAAACATCCTATCATATGAAATGTCGCAATGATAGCTGAGCCATGCTGATGAGTCTAAATCGAAATTGATTTTGTCAATCACTTGAATGCGCCGTCCCCGAATGTTGTACACAATTCTGTTACGAATTAAAAACGCAAGAAAAGTGACAATGCACAGACAAAGAATGTAATAAAGGGCGTGCATTTGTTCTCCTTAGTTTTTACCAACATTAACCATACCTTTGAAATCATACGGAATAACAACCGTCTGTACCTTACCTTCAGCAATACCTTCTGCAATTTTCATCTGTGCCTGAGCTTGCATATAGTTGATTGCGCCAGCATTCGCATTCAGAGCAGCAATGCGTTCCGCCTCCTTCTTGGCGGTCTGCACCTCCACCTCTTTTGCAGCGTACTCGCTCTTAGCCTGCACAAGACGATTAGCAGCATCCTTCACAGCATCCGATGGCTGAATACTTTTTACTTGCACTTGCGAGACAACAATCGCATTATCCAACTTCTCTTCTTTCAGCGTATCCTTCACTTGCAGCATAATCTTCTGCTCGATTTCAGAGCGGCTGTCATTCATTTGCAGCGAAGGATACTCTCGTGCCACTTTATACACGGCATTGCGCACAGTGGTGTACAGATAGGAATGCATCAGGTAAGTAGTGCCGTCATCAGCAACAGTGTGGAAGCTATGACTCTTGTTCACGTACAGATCGCTAACACTTGCAGGATTGATGTTGTAGACGAAGGTGACATCAAAATCCTTCATAGTGCTGTTGTCTGCTGCCAGAGGGGTGAGGTCAGACACTTCCGCTGCGATTTCCTTGACAGGAAACTTGATGATGTCGCCTACAATGGTTTGGTTGAAGCTGCCCGGAAGACGCTCTTGTGCGTCAACAGTTTTGTCGAAATTGACACGCAGGCCCACTTCGCCAGTTGGTACACGAGAGCAAGCAGACAGGGACGCTACGATTGCTACAGCCAGAATAATTTTCTTCATGTGTTCTCTCCTTAAAATTTTTAGAGGCTTCTCGCCAAGAAAAGCCATTCTACGCTAACTATAAGATTGTTGTCAAGCGCCTTGCGTCAAGCCACTTTGAACGTCTTGTTGATCTGTTCTGCAATCAATCGTGCCAGAACAACGTGTTCAAGCTGCGTGACACCTTCCTCAAGCCTCACTTCTAGATAGTGAATCCACGAACGGATAGTTCCATTGACATACAAACGACTCATCGTCAGTCCTTCCGGTAAGATTGTTCGGCAGACCTCTTTGGCAATACCTCGATCAAGGGCACGCTTGTATGTGTCCTGCACAATGGCGAGCAGCATCTTTTGCTCTGACTCCCACCAGTCTTTCAGCAGTTCATCGTCAGTATTAATACTGTTCTGACGATTCTTTGTGTCTTGTAGGCGAAGCTCGCGAAGACAGAAAGCTTGCTCAAGTTGAGTAACATCAGCGTAACGCTGGCTGAACTCTTGAAAGCTGAAACTGCGATGGCGCAGAAGTTGTCGTGCAATGTCGCGCGGGCAGTTCACCTCTACAACCGCGTTTGCTACCTCTAGGGGCGACCAATGACGATGCTTCACAAGATAGTTAATAAGCTTCTCAGAAGTGTCCATGTTCATCTGATTACTAGGGTTACTTACTCGTGCACAAAAACTAATAAGCTCCTTTGCATCTTCAATACCTTCAACAACTGGTTTAGTTACTGCGATTAATTTTGCAGACAACATTTACGTACCGTGCCTTTCTGTGATTGATACACCACTCTCTTTAATTCGTTGAATAGCCTGCTCGCGTGCTATATTTGCCAAATTGAACGACTCATCGTAACCATGTTTGTCGATAGAGTACATACAACCACATCTTTTACCGTTTTCCTGCCAACATGCTGTCCAGTACAGACGACCTTGCCCATTATCCGTAACATAGACGCCAGTAACTCCGGATTTGTTTGTTGACCTCTTTCGTTGGTTGTAAGAGTTCTCTTGGTTTGTAACCACCCTCAGATTCTCTATTTTGTTGTTTCGCGTGTTTCCGTCAATATGATCAACTTGCTCACCATCCTCTAAAGGTCGGTTGAACATTTCCCAAATAATTCTATGGTGAGCATAACTTCTATCCACCACAAAAACCCGGAAGTAGCCCCTCTCAGGGTTCTTTTGCTTAGGCTGAAATTTGCCAGCAACTTCTCCGGGTTTAATTCTGTTATTCGCAGCAAAACGGACCCACACCAAACAACCGGGGACTGACTCATCGTACCTAAAATGTTCGAACCAATTCATACACCAGCCTCCGCTGCCAACTTCTCAGCCTTCGCCAAAGCTGCATCTCTCCGGGCCAACAACCTCGCCTTGTCAATCTTCTGGACAACATCCTCTCGACCTTTTGAAGCGTAATACTTCTTAGCTCCAGTAATGGCCTGCCTAGAGGACTTCTTAACATGCTCTGCAATTTGTTCTACTGAGCTTTCCTGATAATCAAACATACTAGTCTCCGTGGTTAAAGAGACATTATAGCATGTCTTACCATTTTTGTCAAGTGTTATCCTCCTTCACAACAATCTTAACCTCATTCCCACCTTCAAACCTGAAGTGGTATTCCACATACCCCCAATACGGCATTCTCGTCGTACATCCCAACACATGAAGCTTCTGCCCATAAAACT